GAAGAATCTTCACCGATACCAACAGGATTTGTTAGTAATATTTCAACATTTGCTATATGTTTGTTAATTAAACCCATATAGTAGGTTCTTGCAGCTCCAATTAGCATATCTCTCATTTTTTTGCTCCTATTTAAAAATTTTTCTTTATATAAAGACCCTCAGAGGGGTGTAATTCACCCTCCGAAGGGTAAACTACCTGATTATGTAGAACCAATGTCTACTGTTTCACAAACTCCAGCAGTGCAAGATAACTCTTTACTGCCTGTTGTATGGTCTTCTTTTTCAAAATTTTGTAGTAAAGACCAATCTATTTGCTTTGGCATCTCTTTTTGTAGCTTTTCATACTCTTCTTTTGTAATATCTTGGTAAGGTGCTTGTGCATAAGTGTGGTCACTATGTGGCAAGAAACTTATTCCTGATATTTCATCGAAGTGTTTGTATACCCATGCACCTACTTCCATCCATTCTTCTTCTCTAACAGAGATTGTTACAGATGGTTTGTGTTCACACCAATACTCTTGATATGTTTGCCACATTCTTAATTGGTCAATGGCTGACATATCATTTCTTGTTGTTGCACCTTCAGGTGATTTCATAGGAAAGCTAAACACAGTTGTGCTATTTGGTTTCATAACATCAGGTTCGTTAGGAATACCACTATCAATCATAAACTGTGTTAGTGGGTCTTTGTTGTCACCACGAACAGTACGAATGTAATACTTGCTATGTCTAGCGTGTATGCCACTTGAACTATCCACAAGTTGTGAAACAGTGCCACTTGGTTTGACACAAGTGATTGCAGTTGATTGTGGTATACCCAACTCTTCAGAAAGTTTTTTATTTGTTTCAATAGCTTTCTCCTTTAATCTTGTAAGTATTCCACCAACTCTTAACCCATCAAATACTTGCTGACCATCTTCAAATACCATTGTGTTGTGGTCATTAAATAATTTATTATCCATAATCCCTGTAAGAGAAACACCAAGAAGCCTTTCTTCTTCTGTGTTATCTTTCCATATCTTTCTTAGATATTTAAAGTTAGTTAATGTAGATTGAAATGTTCCAAGAATAGTAGCCATCTCAACTTTTTCTAAAAGCGTTTCTTCCGTGTCATCTGCTCGTATGACTACTTCAGATAAGTTACAAAACTGATAAGGTCTCAGTATTATCTCACTACAAGGATTACAGCCAAAAGCATAATCAGTTTTACGTCTACCATTTCTCTTAGCCTGTTCAATAGCAGACTTACGATTAAAGATTTGCGTGTCTCATTTGGTCATCACCTAAATTTGAAAGACTGATGAGGGCAGAACGTCTTACCCCACCAACGACCACTACCTCACCAATCTTACACATTATATCGTGACATTCTATGGGATACAATCTTCTACCTGCTGCACCTTTGAATATTCCGATACAAAACCGATACAAGTCCATTAGAGGTTCAGGACCTGATGCCCTACCACCAAATGTTTTAAGTCTAGCACCTGCAGGTCTGACATCTTCAACGTCAAACACAGGAATCTGACCCACATAAAGCATCGCAATGAGTTCCCTCAATGCTCTAGCCCAACCTGCCCTTGAATCGGCAACTTTAACTACTGTCGTACTGTCTTCAAAATGCTCATTTACGACAGGAAGTTTATCTATATTTTCTCTTTCTACAGAGAAACCAACACCTGTTCCACACATAAGAATATACATACATTCATCAAAAGCACGAGGGTTGTCAACAGGTATGTATGAACAGTTATATCCTGCTACATGACATTTATCTAATGCTACTCCTGCTGTCATCAGTGCTCTCATACTAGGCATGACATTTAAATTTATTATGTGGTGGAATAATTTATCTCTTAACTCATAAAATACCCTTTCATCATAGTTATAGTTTTTTACTAAATGGTCTTGCATATAGTTTAAATATCTATCTACAGTTTCTGACCATTCTTCTCTTCTGTTTTCTTCAGAAAGCCACCTAGCGTATCTAGATAAGGCTATGAAGTTTTGATAATCGGTTGGTAGGCTGTTTCCTAAATTATTCATCTCTGTTTCTCCCTTGTGTTACTCTCGAACTAACAACGTGCATACCATTTATCTCATGCACATACTCTCTTAATGCTTCAGCTATATCCTCTGTAACATCTCCATCAGAAGGAATTGCATATTCATCAGGGTCTATCTTTATATCCATATATACTTTGACTCTAATCGCCATTTTTAATCTCTATTAATCTGTTTAAATACCAACTTGCTTTCTTTAAATCCTGCACACCATTTTTATATCTATATCTCCATAGATACTTTATTATATTACCTTGTAAATAATATTCAAATCCATCATCTGTAGCAGATTCAATAGCATCTATACACTCAATACCCTTTTGATTATAGTGTGGTGGATGATTTACCATATCTTTAGATATATCTCTTGAAAAGTCTATTTTTTCTTTTATGGATGCTTCCATTAAGCATTCTCCCCTGTTTTAAAATTAAGTCTGATGATGTTACCATCTCTTTCAATATTTGTCAATCTTTTTTTATCTTTTTTATTGTCTTGATTACTAAAATTTTTATCTGTTTTTTGTAAAAACGTATCTAAAAGGTCACTAAACTCTGGATTTTCTTCTGTAAGTGGTATTACACTACACATCATCTGACAAATATGCCAAATATCACTTTCATCTTTTTTATTTAGTGGTGTTTTGTCAGAAGAAATAATATTTAAAGTTATTATACCATTCCAATTCTTAGTTTTTGGGTCTATAAATGGTCTAACTTGTATTATAAAGTCTTCAGGTTTAACTTTTGTAATCATTCTTTCTTTGTTCCTTTGTATGCTATAAAGCTATCAATTTTAATTTTATTTTTCTTTTCTTTTAACCAATCTTCAGGTATACATTTGTCGGAAAAAATAAATCCATTTCTTGTGCACCAATCTGCATAATTAGATTTAGCATTTTTATATATCTTTGTTTTGCTATTTGAAAAAATAAATCTAATATCTAAATCAGGGTGCTGTTCTTTTATATGAAAATGTTTTTTTCTGTCTGCAAGTTTAAATTCACCTTTAGTTTCTATTATTATACCATTTGGTAGTATGAAGTCAGGGGTATACTTTCGATAGTAGATGTCTTCCCACTCTATCTTAACTGTTTCATACTTAAATTTTACTTTTTGTTCAGTAAGATACTCGGCAATACTCTCTTCTAAACTACTCCTATACCCCTTAGACATTTAGAAATAAAACTTAAATGGAAAATCCGAAGAATATCTGTGACCATATCCTAATGCTTTCATTTCTTCACGCACTAGTTTTTCAGCTTCGTTGCGTTGTTCTAAAGCACTACGCAATCCTTCTGACCTACGTTCTCTATATTCTTTTTTCATTTCTAAAAGTTCTTTTTCTTTTTCTCTTATCATGTCTGCCATGTCATCTAATTTTATATCTGTCATTATTCATCTCTCCATATTTTCTTTGCTTCTCTTTTTAATTTATCACTCCATGTCCATGAATCATAGTTTGGAAATACTAAAGAAGCTAACTCATGTCTATCATCACTAATAGACAAAAACTTCTGTATACTAAATGCTACTTTTTTTAGTTGTTTTTCGTATACAGATAGATTTTTTAGTGTAAACTTCTTATGCTCTTTAGGTGTAGCAAAAAATAAATCTACACTATTGTTTGGATATGCCATAGAATACAATGCCATTTGTCTTCTTTGTGCTTCAGTAGGTTTGCTTGGCATTCTTGTAGTTGTTTTTAAATCTACTATCTTGCCTTCAAATCTAAAGTCAATATAACCAATGACAGGTATTGGCATATCCTCAAATTTTACTTCGACTTTCTCTTGATACTTCTCTAAGTTTTTATACTTAAAATTATTATCAATTACTTCGCCAAAGTTTCTTAATAGTTTCCTTTCCTTTTCTACTTTAACATCTGCCGAATCTATATTAGACTCTGCACACAAGGTAAGGAACTCCATATCTAATAAATCGAAATCAAACTTTCCTGTTTCATATTTATTAGCTAATACAGACTCCTGAACTATACCTCTAATTGCTCCTGCACCACTACCTGACTTGATACCAAACAGATACCTAGCTACCCACATAGGCATATCGCTTATGTAGGTATTCATACTGCTAGGTGACAAG